ATGCAGATAGATTTAATGCATCTTCTGACCCATCATTAGATACTGTTGGACTTGTTTCAGGTGGAGCACCTCAAGGTACTGCCTTGTGTACTTCTGATGCATCAATTACTCTAACTGTAACAGAAGGGTCTGATTTTGGTGATGTTACTGCTTTAAATTTTATAGTATATATATACTATTATTTACCAGCAGAGTTCCAAACCCAAAAAGGTAGTCTTTACTAAACCTAAATAGATAAAGGTTAACAGTTTTGCTTACTGTGGGGTAGGTCGTATAAAGGGCTTACCCCTAACAAGCTAATAGAATTTAACAATAAAAACCAATATGCCCATGAGAATTGTCAAGCTCGGTAAGGCATAAATAAGGAGAAACAAGATGGCATATCCTAATTACACAGTAGTAGAATCACAAAATGTCGCACTTGGACAAGCTGGTTCTATATTTGTTACAGGTACAGGTGCTATAACTGCTAAAAGTGGAGTATTTGTAGCAATACAATTTCTAGAAGATACAGTATTTGCATCAGGAAGTGGTGGATTAGTCGCAGAAACAGAGCAACTATTTCCAGACGATACTGGTACGAGCACTTCTGTCTCAACTTTAAACGGAGCAGCAATAGATACTGAAACATTTCCAGCTGGCATTACTATATATGGAAGATGGACTGGATTTACATTGTCTTCAGGCAAGGTTATTGCCTATTTAGGTTGACATGTTAGGTTTAATGCAATCACTAGCAAAGTCTGCCTTTGTTAAATTAATCCCAGCTGCTGCTTGGAAATATCTAACTGCAAGTCTTTATGAGTGGGACAATCAAAATATGGTTAACTGGGAAGATTATAGTTCCTTAGAGGGTTCTTGGGTCTGGATAGGTAATAGAGGATGGCAGGTCATTGAGAACACCAATTGGGAAGACTGGATTTCAAGAACAAACGATTAAAATTAAATTAGGAGAAATATAAAATGGCAATAGGAAGTTTAACAGGTGCAACCCCAGCAGCGACATATAAATCACTGCTAAAGGTTCAAGGCACTAATCAAGTGTTAGATAGTACACTTAGAGTAGTAGAAGATGGAGATGGTAACGATAGCTCCATGAAATTAACTATAACAGGAAGTACATATGGTGCTTCATTTGTTGGTAATATTGGTATTGGAACTGATACTCCAGATGAGGAATTGGTTGTTAAAAGTTCAGGAACTGGGGATGGAAATCATCCAACAATAAAGCTTCAGACTAGTGAAACCGATATTGAAGTAAATGATGTAATTGGAAGATTTCAATGGCAAGCTCCAGATGAAGGTACTGGGACTGATGCAGATGATGTATGTGCTGAAATTTATGCTTATTCTGAGGGTGATTTTTCTTCTAGCAATAATGCTACAACGCTTGCATTTAGAACTGCTTCAAGTGGTAGCGTATCATCACGTCTCTTTATAAAGAGTGATGGCAAAGTTGGTATTGGAACTGATACTCCAGATGCACAATTAGAGATTGTTAAGGAAAATGCAGATTGTGAAGTTATGATAACATGTTATGATGATACTAATACAGATTATTCAAAATTACAATTAAGAACAAGTGACAATACTGAGGCTAGTCCAGCTGCAGTGGATAGTGGCGATACACTTGGAGCTATTCAATTTTTAGGACACGATGGAAGTGCATTTGGTTATGGGGCTGCAATAGTTTCTGCTGCTACTGAGAATTACTCAGGAAGTGCACATGGTGCTTATTTAGCATTTAGCACAGTTGATAACACAACTACAAGTCTTGATGAAAGAATGAGAATAGACCAGAATGGTTATGTTGGTATTGGGACTACTGCTCCAGGGGCAAAGCTCCAGCTTGGGTTGAATGAATCTGGTGAAAATGTATATTTAGAGTGTAGTTCTAATACTAATGCTGCTTCTGGAATTATAATGTCTGTGAATGGTAGTGGCAAATGGTCATTGCGAAACGATTCTGCTGACCAGCTTCAGGTGTATGACTATGGTGATAGCTCAGTGGCTATGCATATTGATACTACTGAGGATGAATGGGGGTCTGGTTCTGATTCAAGGATAAAAGAAAATGTTGAAAATATTGGCTCGGTTCTTGCTAAGTTGAATAGTTTAAATCCAGTAACCTATCAAAGAAAATATTCAGATTCAGATAAATCTTATGCTGGTCTAATTGCACAGGAAGTCAAATCAGACTTTCCTTTATTAGTTGTGGGCACTGAGGATTCTTTCAAGGAAGTTGAAGTGAAATATGACGTATTAGATGATGATGGAAATTTCATTGAAGAAGGAACTAGACTTAGATATGAAGGAGGATTAAGCTTAAAGTATGCTAAGTTTGTTCCATATCTTATAAAAGCAATCCAAGAATTATCAGCTAAAGTAACAGCTTTAGAAAACGCTTAATTATGATAACATTGTATTGTCACAAATGTGGAACAAGGTCGGAGTTTGAAAGTAAAAAGTATATGATGTGTCCTTGTGGTCATAAAACAGAAAAACGTAATAATGCAAGCGATTATGTTAATATGAGAACAACTTGGTCTGGCACTACGAAAGTAGAGTTTAGTAGTACGACCATGGATGAAGATATAGCACAAAGGAATAATAGATAATGGCGACATTTGAATCTCAAATAGAAGGATTGACAAGTCTCTCAATTGAGAGTTCAAGTTCTTCACCTACACAGGCTGAGGTTACTCAGTATCTTACTGATGGTGCTAGAGAGATAGTCCATATGCTTCCTCCTGATTTAAAAAGGAAATGTACAACTATAAGTATACTTAATAATAGCTCACCTACTCTTTCTTTAGATGGTGCTGCTGGAACTGCTACTACTACTCAAATAGGTAATATAATTGAGGTTACTAGAAAGTCTGCCTCTGATGGTTATTATACTCCTTGTAGAAAGATTCCATCTAGATTTGGAGATTTAGCAAACGATTCTACAAGTATTCATTATGCAATTGCTACTGACCCTGTGTATTGGATTACAAGTAATAGTTCTGACGCTACAACCTTATTTGTAAAGCCTACACCAACGAGTAGTGAGGTAGCAAACGTATATCATATATCTTATCCTATTGTTGCATATACTCATACATCTATTCCTAACTTCCCAGATGAAGCAGAGCATTTAGTTGTATTATTCGCAGCAGCTAAATCACTATTAAATGCTATTGGCAATGTAGCAGTTCCCCCAGGAGCTGCAGGTGAGACTGATTTAACAACTATGGATGAAGTTAATAGCGACCAAGCAGGTCACGATGATGATTTTATTGATTTTAGTAGGTGGTTTGCTGCTTTAGGTGAGATGATAGAGGATGATGAGGATTTAGAGCTTGCGACAGCACAAATACAAAAGATTCAAACATATATTAACACTTATAATATACAATTACAAGGTGGAATGCAACAGATTGCTAAGTATATGCAAATGTTTCAAGTTATAAAAGCTGATTATGCAGCAGGTATACAAGCTATTAGGGCTGGTGCTGGACTTAGCGTACCTAGGAGATAATATGACAGTTAAAAATATAATAGACCAAATAGAGACTATATATGGAAGGCAACCACATAAATATTTATTACAATTAATAAATGATGCCTTGCTTGATGTAGCATCTAAAAAACAACATTACTTGGTTTCTGCTAAAACAAATCTTACTTCTGGAACAAGATGGTATGACCTTCCTTCGAGGACTATTGATATTGTAAAGGTGGAAGTACTAGATACTAATAGTAGATACAATCTAATACCTAAACTAGCAGATTCACATAAATTACTAAAATCTGATACAGATGATAGTGGAACAGGAGATGTATCTTAATATGGCTAGTAGAGACGAACCAAATAGTTATTTTGCATGGTATAATGATGATGATAGACTTGCAGTAGTTGTAAAGCAAGCAAGTTCTAGTTCATCTGATGGAACAACAGCAGGAGAATATGATACTTATTTAGATTCTACTGTAACTAATGGTATAAGGATGACTATTCATTCTAAGTATGAAACTGCTACTGCTTTATCGAATGATTTACAAGATACTTGTGGTCTTGATAGTACAATGCATGCATCTATACTTGATTATGTAAAATCAAGATTATTAGAAGATATGGGGCAAATAGAGGCTTCTAATTATTATAGAAGAAAGTATGAAGTAGCTGTAGCTAAGAAACCATCTAGACGCTCTGGTGTAAGAGTATTATCAGTACCTAAACTATAATATGGCTACTAATTGGTCAATAGAAACCATTACAAAGGCAGGTAGCTATAAAGATTGGGATGCTCTAACTGCTGCTAATTGGGATGAGATTGAGGATGATGGTTTTTATCTTTCATCACAGCAATCTTGGACTTTCTCAGATACAGCAGTAACAAGAGATAGTGACTAAACAATAAACAATAAACAATAATCAAGGAGACAATAATGGCAAACACTAAGAATAGTGTTAATACTGACAAAAAACTAACTCGTGATGATATAGAAAGACTTGTAGGGGATTTTAAGACAAATCTTGAAAATCAATTCACTCATCATCAAACAATGAGCGTTAAGGCTCAAGGGGCAATGGAGATTATGCCACAGATAGTAGACGTATTTTTAAAAGAACTAGGAGACGGGGAAGAAAGTAAAAAATAGAGAAGGATGAATTAGTACAGAAGATTGGGGTAGCGTAATAATGTTTTTTTTAATTGTTACTGTCAATACGATTGGCGAATACATAGAAAACAATCCAGAATATTATTCTTGCCCCAATTACTGTATGGTAGAGCATGAACACATAAACCAAGAAAAGGAAATCAATAGCAATGAATATACAAAAGATGATAGTACAGCACATCTTCAACAAAGAGACTGAAGAAAAGCTTATCAAGGCATTGAATGACAATATTAATATCCCAATTATAGGAGAGAAAACGGAGGAGAAGATAATTCGTGCTCTTTGGAATACTGTAGAAGAAGTATTAACTAAAATCATCCTTAAATGATAATTATTATCCTAAATAATATTAAGGTAATATAATGCCACGTTTTGGGTTTGAAGAAGGTGGTGGACTTTATCAAGACCCCAACAGAGGTACTGGTGGTGATAGGAGTGGTCGTGGTAGTAAGAGAAATTATGGCCCAGCAGGGGATATTTCGTTTAGACAACAAGGAGAGGTTGGTCGTTTTTATGGTGGTTATGACCCAAATAAAACAATTCAATCTCGTGGTACTGGAGCGTATAGTCAAGGAACAGGGAGAAGAGGTGCTACTGGGCCGAGTCCTCCAACTACAGGAAGTGAAGAAGAGGTGATATTTAAGGAAACTCCTATTCAAGTTACACAGCAGGGCCCAAATATTATGGATGATGCATCTAGCGAGCCATCTTTAAATCTAAATCCTGTTAACACTGCGATGACAAAACCGTCAGTTCCAGATACAATAGTGAGCGATGATGTTGAAGATTCTGTTAATAATTATGTTGATGCTCAGACTGCAGGATTCTCATCTGGAGCAGGTGGTGCTGTAGGGAATATTGGTGAGCTTCAAAATATGCTCACAGCATATCAAGGAAGAGGAACTTTAATACAAGGAAGGACTGCTCAGAAGTCTGTCTATACTATTGATAGATTTGATGGTGGCTTAAATACAAGTTTTAATCCTAGAGATTTATCTTATTGGCAGGCATGTAGTATGGATGAATTATCTCCTAGTAAGATTGGTAGGCTTGTTAGATTAGGAGATTTTAAGTCTTCAGCGAAAACTATAGCTAGTACAACTCTTCAATCTTCAAATCATAACTATGGTCATCTATATGCAAATTTAACAACACAGTTATCTGGCAATGATGCTTTAGCAACAAGTAGCAATACAGTAACAAGTTATGTTACTGTTTTAAATGATAATGGTTCTGATGCTGAGATTATAAGTAATGATAGAAATAGAATTTTTGACGAAGCTGACTCTGATTGGGATGTGTATAATGAAACAGGGTCTGCTGCGTCACGTGAGTTTGATGCTTCATATGATAGAATAAAAATTATAGGTACTTCTGCTACTACAAAGCAAGGGATTCAGTTACCTAATGACTACCTTACTAATGAAGTAGCAAATGTCTTCTATGAAGTTAGTTTTGACATTGAAACTGATAGGCATGTGACAGATACTACTTCTGGTAATGGCTATATTAATAATTTCTCTGTCCATCTTTTAGGTAGAGATTCTGATTCTTTTAGTGTTACCACGGAGCGTAAAACATATAAAATTACAATTCAATCTGCCAACTCTACTGGAGTTCTTAGAATACATTATGGTAATGCAAGTACTGTTCCTTGGTATGTGTATAATGTTTCTGTTAAGAGGTTACAAGGTGTAAGTCTTTATGAGAATGATACTGATTATATTCTTGATAGTATGATTTCTTCTTTAGGTACTGGCTGTAAGCCTTCTATGTATTTTGTAAATAATAAATTATATTGTAGTGATTCTAATTTTTCAACTTCTACTTCAAAATCCTATATGGCAGGTATAAAAGATAGACCAAGTCTATTCCCTATATATAGTGAGGATATGAGTGCTACTATTGAATATAATATTGATGGTTCAACTGGAAGCCAAATCATAAAGAACCAACCAATGGTGCATCCTCCTCCTGTGGGTGGAAGAGGGCATGGGCAGGTTATGATTGCTGCTGGTGGTTCTACTCTCCCAATTCACAAGCATGATGGCTCTGCCTTTTCTAGCATTACAGGTACAGCTACTGGTACTACAGATGTTTACACAGAAGAAGAGACACAACATGGTATTTTTATACAATTAAAAGCTACATTTGATACAAACATGGAGCTTGGAGAAGGATGGGGGCCAGTAAGTACTGAAACAGGCACTACCTCTTATAGATATTATAAATTTTTTGCATCATTCCTTTATGATGATGGATGTGAGACAACACTAACAGATGTTACTAGCTCCGATAATCATAGTGTAGGTGAAAGGCAAAAATTAACAGTTACATACGATGGTACTAATGACTACGGTAATCCTTTAGGTATACATCAGGTAATTATTGATGCCGATGAGATGACTTCTAATTTTCCACGTGTAAATGGTGCAAGATTTTATTATCAAGAATATACTCTTGATACTTTGCAACTCTCCCCTATAGGAGAGGATAAATATTTATGGGCAGAATTAGATTTTCAAAAGGGTTTAAGGCTTGAGAACTCTGGCTCTACTTCATGGTTAAAATTTGAAGATGATAAAGACAATGAGAGCACTGTTTCTTTTCAAGATGCTACCGTAATAAGTGGTGATGCAACTGTCACTGTGGGTAATACCTTTGGAATTGTAGTTGGGATGACTGTCGCAGGAACTCATATTCAGAGTGATACTAAAGTTTCTTCTATTACAAATGGAACTGAACTTGAGATGACTAAGACTGCTACTGGTAGTGCTTCTAGTCATACTTTATTATTTACCTTTAAAGATAGACTTACGAGTGCTCTTCAAGTTCATGGTGCAGCAAAAACTTTAGATGATTCGACAGTATCAGCACAAGGAAAAATGAAAATAGATAATCCTCCTACTACATTTACATTTTTTGATTTAAATTTATTTAATGAAATAGAGATAAAGGAAGACCTTCAATGGAAGTGTTCAACTCTTGGTAACGGTGTTTCTTTTATAGGTAATATAAAATATGATGGTGTCGAGCATCCTGATGTTGTCTTGTATTGTGGTGCTGGAGAGTCAGAGTCTGGTTCTGCTCAAGCTATGTATTCATTATATCCTGTTTTATCTAATAGAATACATATCCCATCTAGTGATGCTATTATAACTGCATTATTATGGAATGGTGGATTATTATTCCAATTTAGAAGAAATACCTTATTTATTATAAATGTTACTGACCTTACAAATCCTACTGTTCAATCATCTCATCAAGGTATGGGAGTCCATGGTCAGCATGCTGTGACTTTAACACCTTTTGGTGTTGCATGGGTTAATGATGGTGGTGTTTATTCTTACAATATAGAAAAGAAAGCTGTTCGTTCTCTTACTGTTGGAAGAATAGAGTCTGAAGAATTTTCATCTGGACTTGTAAATTGTAGTATAACTGGTTATTCTATAGCTTCTTCAGCTAAAACTGTAACTTATACTTGTAGTGCTAATCATAATCTATCTGTTGGTGAGAAGGTTTCTGTTACAGGTGTTACAGGTACTAATGGAAAAAATGATTCCGATTTTTCAAGTCCTTATGTTTCAGCTTTAGGTGGAAGCCCTAATGAAGATACTCAATTTACAATGAAACTTACTACTGCTCCAGTTTCAGACCCATCTGATAGTGGTTTAACTGGAACTTTAAAATGTATTGGTCATAGTGATACTAAGATAGGTTATGACGATAGGTCTAAAATGCTTATTATTGGGAATCACTTAAAGTCAAATACAAAAGGCTATCATTATGCTTATAGCTTGGTATCTGACTCTTGGTGTACTTGGGAAGCTAATAAAGTTAGTTTTTCACCTACTTCTAACTATTCTATAGATAAAGATGGATATTTAACTGGTTTTATATATGCTGATGGTTCTAACGATAATATAAGTAGGTGGAGTGTAACTCCTAATACTACAGGTGTTGTTGAATATATCACAAAAGATATAGATATGGGGAAACCTAGTATTAATAAGAGATTATTCACTCTTTATATTAGTTATACTGGTGGCACTGGGCAAAGCGATATGTATGTATATTTTCGTATAAATGGTATGTATGGTAGCGATACAGATTCTGGTTGGACAAGACTTCAGACTATTCAAGACTATACTAATCCTTATGGCTCTAATAGTGGTAGTGCATGGGCTACTACTGGAACTCCAACAACAGGTGATGCAGTTATTCCTACTACTGATGATTTAGATTCTACTGATACATCTGATGTTCAAAAGCTTGCCAAGATAAATTTACGCCATCTTGTTTCAAGTGATGGTAACCATGATGATACTGTTGTCAATTCTACATTACCTAAAGATTATTTGAAATTTGCCCGTTCTATACAATTCAAAATAGCAGGAACTGCATCTGCAACATTTGAAATTAATGATATTACATTAGTCTATAAGGATAAGATAATTAAATAATGCCATCAAAATTAGGAAAACTAGCGAGAACAGGTTCTAAAAAGTCTTCAATGAATTTTGTCGTTCTAGATGGCCAGCCAACATTACAGGTAAACTGGGGTGGGCGTATATATGGTGTCCCTTTATCACTTAAAGGTACATCAGGTAAATCTAAGACTGAGGGAAGTCTAAATATACTTGGAAATTTAAAAGTTTCTGGGAATATATTATTCGAATCAGGAAGTGCTGTTATTAATAAAAGTAATAGACTTATTCTGAGTGGTGGAACAGCTGCTATTGGCGATGAAAATATAGCTATAGGTAATTATTCTACTATAACAAGTTTAAAGCCACATGCAAGTGATAATATACAGAATCTCGCTATAGGGATGGATGCACTTAAAAATGCTCTTAATGGTCAATACAATATAGCTTTAGGATATTTTGCTATGGGACATATGGGTAAGCATTCATCTACTGCTTCTACTTATAATCAAGCTAATATTGCTATTGGAGCAGGTGCTTTAGCAGGTAAAAGTACTGCATACAGACCTCAAGCTGCTAGCAATATTGCTATTGGTGTTAATGCTATGAATGCAGCACAGAGTCACGATGATACAGATGGAACTACAAGTTTAAGTGTAATAAATAATGTATGCATTGGGCATAGAGCTGGAGAGCGTGTTCGAAAAAATGATAATGTATATATAGGTTATGACAGTGGATATGGAGCTGTTGCTAATACAACAGTTGATAATGTAGGAATTGGAACACGTACTTTTTATGCTGGTGAAACTGCTAATCAAAATGTTGGTATTGGATGTCATTCTGCTGAATACTTAACTACTGGTGCTGGAAATGTTTTTATAGGGTATCAGTCTGGCGATACTTGCACAACGGGTGGTGATAATATTTGTATAGGTGCTGGTTCTGATGTAAGTGGTAGTGGAGCTTCAGGGCAAGTTGCTATTGGTCACGATGTTGTTTGTGATGCTGATAATAAAACTTTAATTAAAAATACAAGTATAGAACTAGAAACCATTGGTTCAGGAACAACGCTAACATCAGCCACATCAAATACTACTGCTGGTACTTATTCTGGGCTCACTATAGACTTTGACAAGACTGGGGCATCCACATCTAACAATGCAATATATGGTATAAATTTAGATGTAGACAACACGTCAGCTACAAATGGAACTAATTATATGTATGGTATTAAGAATACGCCAACATTAACACATGCAGCAGACGCAGGAACTACATGGCTCTATGGGCTTTCCCAAACAGTTACAGGACATACAAATGGTAGTGCAGTAGGAACAGGAATATTTAATGTTGTTACTGGCTCTGATACGAATAGAGGTATACATCAAAGAGTGGATGATACGGGTATTGATATAATTTTAGAAAGTTCTGCAAATGCTTCTGATGAATGCCAAATATCCACAACAACTAATGGTGCTACTAAAATAGAGACTATTGATGCTGATGCAGCTCTTGCACATCTTACATTAGACCCTGATGGTGATTTAATTATATCAGGAGCAGATACTAAGATAGATGCAACTAAAAAATTATATTTAGATGGTGGTACTGAGACTTATATATGTGAAGCAGCAACAGATAGGCTTGATTTTGTTGTAGGTGGAGATACTATGTTTAGGCTTTATGAGAATGGTGCTGATGGAAATCAAGTTTCCTTTTTTACTTCATCAGTTGGTTTTACAAGAATTGAGCAAACATTTAGCACTACTGATGTTAAGGGTACTGGTGGTACGGATGATACTGATATAGACTTTAGACATAGTAATAAATATAGACTTGAAATGACAGGAGATATCGCTCAAATGAATTTAATATTTCCTGCTTCTTCTGGTAATTTTTTATTAGTTTGCACGACAAACGGAGACCATGATGTCACTGCTTGGAAGGTCTGGGAAAATGATGAAACTGCAGCTACCACAACTGATGTAATGTGGGCAGGTGGAAGTGTACCAGCCTTTACAAATAACGGTATTGATATTGTTTCATTTTATTGGGATGCTACAGAACAGCAAGCCTATGGCGTTGCCTCGTTAGCATTTGCTACTCCATAATGGCTAATTTTACTTTATTACCAGATGGAACAACGGGTACTAATAATTGGTCATGCAGTACTGGAAGTGATTTTGTAGACCTTGTAGATGAAGATGATGATTCTACATATATTTGGGAAACATTGCAAAATGGAGAAATAACATATACACTTGCCAATCCATCAGTACCAGAGGCAAGTATTGATTTTGGAGAAGATGTGACAGTTACTCCAAGGGTTCATGCACACTATACTGGAACTGGAAGTGTGAATATGACAATACAATTAACAGGAACTGGTATACTTCTTGGTGCAACTACAGTAGCTGTGGACAACTCAGCGTATCCACAATATAATGGTGGTTCATCTACAGTTAAATCGTTAGGAACAGATTGGGATTATACGGGTCTTCAAAATGCACAAATAAAAATTAAATGCACTGGGAGACCAGCAAGATTTAAATATTTAAGAGTTTCGTATGTATATTTATATACTTCTTACTCAGTACCAACAGCAGCAACAGATAACTCAGTATTTTTTGGAGCTAATTTTTAATATGACTAAACAAGATAAAAATGTAGTAAAAAGAGTAATTGTAACTCCAGATAAACATTTCCCTTTAGCTGACAGAAAGGCTATAAGTTGTTTACGTCAATCTATTGAAATAGTTAGACCAGATGTTTATGTAGATTTAGGAGATGTTGGAGAATGGGAAGGTGCTTCACATTGGAAATGGAGAAAGAAGAAAAGACCTCCACTAGAGTATCAAACTCCTTTTATTGATAAAGATATTATAGGTGTTAATAAGGGGATGGATAAAATAGATGAGTCTCTTGACAAGGCAAACTGTAAAGAGAAACATATGATAGAAGGCAATCACGATGATTGGATGAATAGGTTTGTCGAAGAGCATCCATACATGGAACAATATAGGTTTAAAGAATGTGTAAAACTAAAAGAACGAGGTTATACGTATCATCCGATGGGGAAATATTTTCAGATTGGGAAACTAGCTCTATATCATGGGCATCACTTTGCTGGGATAAACCATACAAGGAATCACTTAATGAGGCTAGGAAAAAGTGTTATGTATGGTCATCACCACGATATACAGCAGTCGTCAGTGACTCATCTGGATGGGGTGAAGTCAGCGTGGAGTATAGGATGTCTTAAAGATATGACGGGTGATGCTAATGCTTGGCTTGGAGGCAGACAGCATAACTGGTCACATGCTTTTGCAATAGTGGATTTTTTCGAAAAAAGTGGTAAATTTACCGTACATGTTATACAGATAATAGATGGAAAAACGTCACTATGGGGCGAATTGATAAAAGGGTAATATATGGATGTATTTCAGATAATAGAAACTCTAGGAGTTCCAATCGCTGTATCTGTTGGATTAGGCTATGCCCTGATGTATCTTATACGCTTTGTGACTAAAGATGTTAGTTCTGATTTAAAAAGACTGTATGATATTATTGTAAAGCTTATTGATAGCAATAGAGAAGCTAAAAGTGAAACAAAAAAGACAATGACAGCTGTAAATGTTATTAAAGATATAATTATAAAATTATTTAATAAAAAGAATGGTAGGGATTAAGTATGGATTTAAAAAGAGACGAGATGTTTCATTTTTTAAGATGGATTAACCTTCTTATAGGTCTATGTATGTTTTATATGTATGTAGTCGTAGGGGGTTATTACTTACTTTCTTTAGGATTCCTAAACTTAGCTGTGTGGGTTTTTTCAAGAAAGGTTAAATTGAAATGATTGATACATTAGATACAATCAAGACAAGTAGTATAGGTTTTGGTGGTTGGTGGCTTACTATAAGTGGCTTACTATCTGACTTTGTTAGCCTATGTGTTGGAATTGCAACTTTTGTGTATCTGGCGATTAAAATATATAAAGAGTTAAGGAGATTATAATATGTCTAACGGAAGAACTTATGGAAGATTTAGCCCACGTTCTGATAGAAGCATTGCCTCAAGAGTGATGGGTCGAGCCCAGAAGATGGGTGCTACTAAAAGAATGTATGAAGAGTTTCAAAGGCAACAGGAAAAGTTACAAGAAGAAGCAGAAAGAGTAAAAAAGGGAAGTATTTTTGGTGGTCTTGGCTCTACCATTGGAAGTATTTTTGGAGGAAAGGTTGTTGCTCCATGGGTAGGCAAAGCATTAGCAGGTGCTTTTGGATTGGCGACTGGTGGGCTTGGTAATTTAGCTTTATTGGCACTAGGTACTGGAGGTGCTACACATTTTTCAAAAAGTATAGGAGAATCTCTTGCAAGGCAATTATCAGGTACTAGGGGTAAGAAATTTAGAGGTGTAGTAGATTTTAATAAAAACATAGGAGGTATGTATAGTGGCGTGCAGGACAAACTTACAAGAAGCTTAAGTGATAAGCAGAGTGAATTGCAAGCTGCTACTTCAGAAGCTCAACGTTCAGCTGATGCAACTAGTCTTCTTATGTCTACTCTTAGTGGTATAGGTACTGCTGGTAAAACCATGGATGCCTTCTCTAAAACAGGAAGTATAATGCCAGAAGGTCTTGATAAGTTTGCAGAATTTGGAACTACTGGTGAGGGGAGTTCACAAGCATTAATAGATGCCCTTAAAGAGATTGGTGTAAAAGATATACAGGGTGCTGACTTTCAACAAGGAGTTAAATCAGCATGGGATGTATCAAAGGAGAATATTGCAAGTTCTTCTTACAAGCGTATGTTTGATAGATTAATAGAAGATATATTAAAAAATAATGAATCTAATATTTTAAATGTTAAGCCATATATTGAAAGAAAAAGTGATTTTAATATTCACGATGTATTAAATAAAAGATATTAATAAGGAGCGTTATGCATTATAATGATTTAGCTAAAAAAGGAAGAGGTGGCGATACAGAGCTTCGATATGTAGATGGAGAGCTTTCACATGTTAATTCTAGAGAAGCTTTAATTATAGATAAATTTGGAGCTAAAGGTGAAGATATAGTGAAAAAAATAGGCTCTGGTACAATTAACCCAGAGACTGGCTTACGTGAATATCATTTATGGCATGACCATGGGCCACATGTGAAGATTGGAGGTTCGGTGGGTAACTTCTGGGAGTCTGGCAAGGATTACTTTGAAAGAGAAGCTAAAGAGATATCTGAGATATGGGATGAAAATCTCCCAGATTTGGATTTAGAAGAGAATTTTGGATTGAAAACTGGCCCAACTGTTTCACCAGAACCATTTAGTTTTCGAGGCTTCGAGGGTGATTCTGATGCATGGATGGGTGATTCACCGTATAATTTAGAAGGTGCTTATGGAGTTAATCCCGATTCGAAGCATTATCCTGACTTACCATCAATAGAGCAAATATTAGGTTATGGTAGAGAAGGAACAGTCGGTACGGATGAAAAATTTTCTGGGATTGAAAATATAATGGAAGGCAGATATGGAGAAGGCATGTCTGGATTAAATCAACTTTTATTAAATCAAATGGATAAGGCTGATGTATATGGATTAACTGCAGACATGAATCCCTTTCAGAAGCATAGAATCATATCTATATTAAGTAAATACGGAGATTTAAGTAATATATCTATTGAAAACAGAGAGTTATTAAAAGGAGAACTTCTTCAAGGGGCACATGGTACAGATAAGGATGCGAATGTAGAAAATCTAATTGATGCATTTCAAAAAGGTCAAGAAATGATAAACACTAAAGGACTTGCCTCTGATTATTACAAGGATATGGCTGGTATTGAGAAAAAACTTAAGAGTGACCTTGCAGCTGTACAGAAATCTTATGTTCAAACTGAAAAAGGTGATAGATATAAAAATCTTTTATCTGGTATAACTACACCATCACAAGGAGAGTCAATACAAGATGCATATATGAGAAATCGTGATAAATTAATAACAGGGGCTGACAAGCAAAGAGATACTGTAGCTAGTGGTCTTGAAACGGATTTCTTTGATAATCTTGGTCTTTGGCAAGAGGACTTATGGGGAGAATAATTGAGAGATAATTTTATAAAGTTTATGGAGATAATGTAATGGCTGATAGCACTGATGTATTCCAAGATATTAATGCTTTACTTACAAGAAAAGCAACTGAAGAGATATTTGAAACATTATTTAAAACTTCTGCAGAGAGGGAAAGAGAGAAAATGCCAGAGGCAAATTCTTATTTCCAATTAGCTCAGACTTTAACTGACGAAAATAGTTTTGCGAATTTCGAGAATATATTCAAAGATTATTCTAAAAAGAATGATTCTTATGGCCCAAGAGTTGAAGCTATAGAGAGCATGACAAAGTCTGCTTTTGAAGGTAGAAGACAACAATTTGAAATCTTTAAGAATGCTCATTTAGAAGTTGAAAAAATGACTAGAGATGATTACCTTGTATCTTCCACAGATAAGAAAGGTGGAATACAAAATATTACTACAGAGGATATTTTAGGATGGAGTCACGAAGAATTGACAAGAGAGCTTGGTAAGGCTAATGAATATTTTGACGCTTTCTCTCTATCTAAAAATGGTTATAGACATGCTCCATTAAATTCTTCTCAAAATACAATATCTCTTGCACGTGATATTACGAAATATAGAGACCAAATTCTTGCAGGTTTAGAGGTAGCTGTGAATACTGGCAAGATACCAAACGATGAAAGAATATTAAGGGCTATTATAAGTGGTAAACCTGACAATGTTAAATCAATAATAAAAGAAGAAAAAGCTATATCTTCAGGGATGTACGATAGGGCTAATAGTAATATATCTTCCTATTCAAATTTATTAAACAAATTAACTGCATACGAAACTGAGCCAGAACAATTTAGAACATTTACTGATGACATTTTATCTGGGAAAAAGCCAACAATAGATGGAAAAGAAATATCTAAAGACGAGCATACACAATCAATTAAGGCAATGCAATCAATGTTATCCATGTTTAATAGTGGGCAGGGCTCTAGTCTAGACTATTCTACATATATAAATAATATAAATGATTCACTTACCAGAGAGATAGCACTTAGAGATAAAGCTAATCAACGTTATAAAGAGTATGCTGGAGCTTTATATTCAGAAGCTGATAATACATTTGACGAGATTATGGCTCAATATAGAGAAAGTGGATTTAGTGAAAATGTAATTAATAATGTTGTTACTACTGATGATGGTAAAAAAATTACTACTGATAAAGAAAAAGATAAGAAGACTGTTATTCTTAAAGATAAGACTAAAGAAGAAGTTGTAATAGAACAAACAGATTTCGATGAAAAGCGTCATTCTATTAATGACCCTAGACCAGAGCTTAAAAAGGCAAATGGTAAATTTGTATTTATGCAAGATGGTAAGATGAAAGAATGGAATAATACTGCATTTGTTAAAGAATTTGATAGGAATGTTCCCATATTAGATGCTGGATATGATAAATTTTATTGGAATAAAGGAAAGTGGAATCATATAAGTAAGATAAGGGTTGATACTCCTATAACATCTCCAAAGGCAAAAGAGGAAACTGAACTTGTAAGAAGGGAAGCTTTCAATGAAATGGTTAAAGATATAAAAAGTATGTCTAAAAAATTAGGATATACTAATATTGGAGATGCTACTAAGCAAACAAAAGGCATGCCATATAATGAGAATGTGTATAGGTATGCTAAAAGTCTTTGGGATAAATTACCTAAAAAAATAAAATCAGATTTTCGTTCTTTCGATAACTTTATGAATGCTGTAATTGATGCAGAAAAATCTGATATAGAATTTAATATGGAGTAAGCTTGATGGCTACACGTTACGAAGTAGTAGATTATATCAAAAAAAATAGACCTAAATTTGCCTCTTCTTTTAAAGATGATAGAGAGATTTATGAGTGGGCTAGAAAGAGATACCTTAGAAATTATCCTTCTTGGGATGAGGTAGAAGCTAGATTTAATATAGATACTACTGACACTGCTACCTTTGAACAACCTAAAAATCAAATACAACAATCTGATTTAGAACAAGAAGATTATTCCCCAGAAAAATTAAATTGGTTTGAAAAATTCTTCACATATGGTGGTATAGCAGAAGAGGCTTTAGGCAAGGGTATTCTCCCAGAGGGTGTTAATCTTATAAAAGCTGTATCTGAAGGCTTAGGTGTAAGTGAAGATTATTGGGAGAGTGCTTATAATAATTCTATGGCTGGGCTTATGTATAACACTCTTACTGGTAAGGATAAATATACAGTAGAGGCATACCATGATGGTGGAGCAAAAGGAGCTTTAATAGATGGCTCTTCTTTTCTTATGGGTATGGCAAATCCTGTAGATGCTATGTTATTTGCTATTTCTGGTGGTCTTGGAAAGGGGGGGACAGCCCTTGCAGAAAAAGGTATTAAAAGAGCATTTGTTAAAAAAGGAATGGATTTAAACACTAAAGCTTTAGCTAAAAATAGACCGTTTTTACGTAGTATGTTTTCTCAAGGTGTAGGTACGAGTGCAAGTTTAGGAACTTTCTTCTCTGCACAAGGTGCTGCAGCAGAGTCAGCACGTCAAAGCAAGGCTATTAAGGCAGGCGAGATGGATGCCTTTGATACTGGTGAAATTATTAAGAAATCAGTAGAGCATGGAAAAGAAGGTTTAATTCTTGGTGGAGCTATAGGAATTGGTATAGGTGGTGCTATTGGTACTCGTTATGGACAATTAATGTTGAAAAGTAAGGCTGAGGGTAAAAATTTAACTAGATTTGAGAATGTTCAAAAGGCACTTACCCATCCAATACCTAGAGTTGGATATGAAGGTGCTTTGTTTACTCTTGGTGGTAAATTCTATAGAGGTGAAGAGATTAACTTGGGAAGTCCTGAGTTTTGGAATGAATATATACAAAGTACTTCTGTCATAGCTGGATTGAAGATGAGTGGTAAGCTTTGGGGTAAAGCTTTAGGTAAAGAACCTACAGAGAGAGGTGAAGAAGCTGATAGAATATTAATGGAAGGGTTAAAGGATGCTAGAAGTTTCTCAGAAGGAATGGAAAAGTCTCTTAAAGGTGTTGAGGCTAATGTTGGAGATTTAGCTCCAAATGTTAAAGATGTCCTAAATAGACATATTATGGAATCTGAGCTTGCAGGTCGTAAAGGTATGGGTGAGGGTGACCTTAATATGGCTAGGGGTAAATTAAATGAGATGATAAAGTTATTCTCAGAGTTTAATGAAAAAGGTGCTGAGATAGGTGTTGATAAAATGAAGCGTCTAGTTGAGCTTTCCACTGAGAATGAGAATATGTTAAGGTCTATAGTTGAGGATATGAAGTCAGACCCAACTAAAGCTTATGAGATTATGGGTAAGGTTAAAGTTAAGAAATTCCTTAGTGAAGCTGAGAAAAAACAAGTTGATAATTATCTAGAGAACCTTTCCTCTGTTTTAGAACAATTACAAGTACTTCGTAATGCTCCTACTAATGGTGGTGTTCATATTCCTAAAGAAGGGATTAATACTAAATTAAATGCTAATGAAGTTCCTTTAGATGGAGTTACAGGCACAAGTATAAATAAAGATGGTACTATTAAGATATTTCAAAGTATTAATGTAGAGCAAGCAAGAAAGGAAGCTGCCTCTAAGCAGCAAACTACAGTTTCTACTGAGACTCAGCAAGGCACTACGGGTGGAACTACTCAAAAGTTTCCTCCTTCAAGGCTTAAAGGTATAACTCATAGTAAGTTCAAGCAAACAGATATTTCTGGTGTATCAGGAAAAAGAAAAGTGCAACTTGATAAAATAAGTGAAAGTGTTGATAAGCTAGAGCCTTCTGGTGATACTAATCTTTTTGAATCAAGTAGAGATGTAATAGCCTACATTACAAGGCAGGTATTGCCTAAAAGAAAAGGTGGCCCAGGTGGCAGGGGGAAAGTTCCTCTTTCACTTGAAAGAATGGAAGCTCATATTAAAAATATGGGAGAGCTTGCGACATATTTATCTGGTAAAGGTAAAGACTTTTATACAATGGACAAGGCAGACCTTATAGATTTTTTATACAATAAAGACTCTGGTTACGCTAATACTATCAATCTTGTGATAGAGCATGTTGGTAAGTATAATGAAAAAGTCAAAGGTCTTACTAAGGCTGACATGACTGCTGAGGCTGGAGAGATAAAAGACCCTGTTCAGGGTGCTAGAATTGATTATATAAATTTTAATGAAGGGACTATTACTTATGTTCCTTCTAAAAGGGGTGGTACTCCTGCTAAAGTACCTATTACTAAGGAATTTGTCAATAAATTAAAAGATTTAATTAAACGGAATAAGGATGAAGGTAAAGAATATGAATGGATAGATATTGATGGAGAGTCTCATCAATTTATATTTTGGACTGAGCAAAAATTACCCGTTGAAATAACAGCTTTAAATACTCTTCTTTCTAGGTTTTCTAAGGATGTTGGCAAACAGATGACCCAAAAGCAATTTAGAAAAGCTTTTGGAAGCTGGGCACAAGGCAAAAATGTTGATAAAACTATGCTTACAATGATTGATAGGATTGGTCTTGCACATACATCTGGAGATTTAAAAAAGGTATATCAAAAATTTAGTAAAGAGGAATTTAATAAATATAGAGAACTTCAAGAGCAATTTATAGGTGAAATATTTGACCCAAGCTCAACTCCTCCTAAAAACACAGCTAAAGATTTTGCAACAACTTGGGAGATTAAAAAAGTAATAGATAATATTAGAAACCATACTGGCGATATAAAGATTGGTGGAACTGAGGGAGGTAAAGTACATAAGTTAAAAACTATCTCCAAGGAAACTGCTGAGAATATGATTCGCTATCAGCTTGAAACAAATGCCAGAGGGGTGGAAGGATTGCCTCGTTCAAAGTATTTAGAGTTTATTCAATTTGAACGCCCAGGTGTCACAGATACACCATCAAGGGTTAAGCCTAAAAAAACTTTTGATAACATGACTGATATTGAGCGATTAGAATTTTCTAAAGCAAATTTAAAGAAGCAACTAAAACAAGCTCAAATAGATTATAATGAAAATCCTTCATTTGGTGCTCAAGGAATAATTAAAGATATACAAAGCCAATTAAAGTCTATTGGTTTTCAATTAACTGAAGCTAGAAAAAAGAAACGTTTAGCTCCACGTAAGACTGAAGAGATAATATTTAAAACTCAAGCAGAACGTGATATTGCCTTGCAAGATTTCATGAGGCGTAACAAAATGACTCCAGAGTCTTTAAAAGAAGCAAAGCTTGGTAAAAATGAGATGGGTGAGTTCCTAGATGGTGCTATAAAACTTGCAAAAGGAGAGTGGCAGCCTATTGACTTCTTCCATGAAAATGCTCACAGATTAAAATATTATGCTCAATCTGGTAATAATAAGAAAATTCTTAATATGTTCAAACAAGGCGAAAAACTTGCAGAGGGTAGTAAAGAATATAAAGAATGGTTAAAGAAGAATAAGAATGTTAAAAATCCTGTTGAAGAGTTCTTTACTGATGTAGTCGCAGGTGAAGGCGTTGCACGAGAATTTAATAAAGGTTTTGTAAATAAGGTTAAGCAATTTGTTAATCGTATGGTATCAACTTTCAAGGTAGCATTTAATAAAGCTGACTATAAAGATATAGCTAGACTATTATCTAAGCCTGTTCAAGAAGGCTTTATTGGTGAAGGTGGTATAAAGACTGGTATTAAGAAATTTAGAGTTATTCCAGAAATTGGTAAATCTACTTTTGAACAAATTGCTCCTACAGAATATGTGAAAGCGATTAATAAGAGTGTAGATAAATTAATTAAAGAATATAATCCAAGTGTTAGAGATAAAGCTGAAATTATTAAGATAATCGCAGAAGATGTAGGTCTTATTGATTTTAAGCTAAGTAAAAAAGCATCATTAGAAGATTTAGGGATATTTTATAACCATCTTGAAACAAGCATTCCTCTTAGAGATATACCTAAAAAAGTTAATCTAGCATCATGGTTTAGAAATTACAGAACTGCTGAGAATACAAGACTTAGAGCGAATGTTTCCAAGGAAGCTCAAAAGGGATGGTTAGAGTCTATTGGTGTAAAAGAAGGAAATATATTTAAAGCTACTACAGACCAATTAAAATCATATCAGGCTATATTAAACACAATGAAATTCGAAAGACGTTCTAGTGTTGATTGGATTGATAAAAAGTTAATGATGGATAATGTACCAAGAGAAGTTCGTGACAAGTTCCTTCAGTATGGTGGATTAAAACAAAGTGCACTTCCAGTGCATATGGTTTTTGAGGGTATGGGTCTTAAAAAACTTTCAAGAAAAATGATTGACCATATCTCTGCTGAACAAGGACATATAGGTCATTGGATAGACTTTGAAAATAAATCTATTAATGCATTAGGTAATAGAAAGTGGAAGAAGTACAAAGAACATCTATATTTATTTGACAGAGAAAGATATGTCGAAAGAAGAGATGCAGATAAGTTAACTAAAGCTGAAAAGAACTTTATAAATAAAGCAACAACTGCTTCATGGAGAAATGGTACTGATAAGTCTGTGAAGAATATGTTTTCATCAAGACTAGAAGGTAATTTTGGTAAAATATATAATGAATTTATGGGTAGCTATGAAAAGACATTTAATGAAATTATGTCTAAACATATGAACTCAGCAGAGTTTCAGAAATGGAAAGAAGGAAATCATGTTAGATGGGTAAAGGGAAAGATATATGTTCATCGTGGTCTTACTGATAAGTTTAAAAAGCTGTACAATCCTACTGGACATAAGTATACTAAGTTTGTTGAAGAACAAGCAGCTAAACTCGCTGATAAATGGGCTAGAGATGCATATGGTGATAAGTATACCAAAGAACAATATAGTGAAAAATATGATGAAGCTAGTACTATTGCATGGGCAGAGCTTAGTGATATGTTTACTTACTCTGGTGAAAGATACTCTTCTAGATTTCTACAAAAAAGACATATTAAATTACCAGAATTTGTAAATATTGATGGTAAAAAAGTGCAAGTATATGAAACAGCTTACGATAAAACTATTACTCCATATGCAACTGGAATGGCAAAGCTTTTTGCAAATCTAGAAATATTTCCTGAATTTAATAAAATATCTGGATTTAAAACTTACGATGTTAAAGATGTACTTGGGAGACTTGAAGGTCTCGATAGTAAGCATGGTAAGTGGGTTAAAGAACAGATTCATGTAAGGCTTGGTATGGGAAGCAGTCCTAGTGGTGATATGGCTAGTACATTTGTTAAATTCTCTCAAAAATATGCAACTGCTCTTGCTAAAGTAGGATTATCTTTTCCTACAGCTGGTATTAAAAACCTATTAGTTGGTAATACTCAAACCTTACTTGCATTTAATGTATCAAGCTTTACAAGAGGCTTATTAAATACAATTGGAAGAGATTCAAGAAGAAATGTTCAAAAGACTGGAGCAACAGAATTAGGTTTAAGGCATCATGAAGAAGTAAGAACTTTTAAATGGCTTGATAATGTTGCATTTCAATTTGGTGGTATGAAGCCAACTGAGAATATAAATAGGTATATATCTGTTTTAGCAGGTAGACATGACCAACAAAGAGGTATAGAAATATTACAAAGATATAATCCTGATAGTAAGAAATATAAAAGAGTTGCAAATAGATTTAAAAGGTTCTACCATCTTAGCAATAAGGAAATTGCTTTAATAAAAAAGTATGGATTTAATGGTACTGCTGAGAGAAACTTTAAAAGTACATTAGAAAAAGTACAGATTAGTCGAGAGCTAGATAGAATATATCAAAAAATGGATACTCTTGCACACATCAACACACAAGGTGCTTCTGCTGATGTCTTTATGCCATATTGGTGGAATAAAGGCTATGTTAAACCTTTCACTTTATATAAAAGAATGGCATATGCTGCAACTGCTAATACTGCTTCTAACCTTAAAGATGCATGGAAGGGAAGAAATTTTATGAAAATGACCTCCTTTATGCTTGGGTCATACTTTACAGGTGAAGCTCTTATGGCACTTCAAAATGCACTTATTGGGACTCCTTTCCCAACAAAGGATGACGAAGGAATGAAAAGGCTTGCCGTTATTTTATGGAAAGCTGAGATGTTTGGTCTTGGCTCTGAGCTTATAAGGGGAACTTTTGGTTCTTATGACCAAGTTGGGTGGTCACTATATCCATCTATAGCTAAGAATGCAGAAGATGCAGTTAATACTTTATTTGAAGTAAAAGATATATGGTCTGATATGGCTAATGTAGATTCTGACGTGAAGTTTGACTTTACAGTTAACACTCTTGATAATTGGTTAAAAAGTACTGTAAGTCTTTATGGTAATCTTAAAAAGACAGTGATGAATAAGAAGAGTAAATACAATACCGAGTATAAACAACAACAACAATACTTTAGAGAATTTGCCAAGGAAATGGATTTATCTTCTAACGTCCAGATGGATAAACATACAAGCAATTATTATTGGGATTTATTTGAGAATGCATGGAATCGCTCTTATTTAACAGGAGATAAAGAATCTTTTCAAAAAGTATTTTGGACAACCTTCTGGGGTATAGCTAATGATTATCATTTACGTGGAAGTAATGAAGATGGTATTACATTAAGAACAAGAGAGGATGCAATTAAGGAGGCTGCTAAAAATATAAAAAACAAAATTAAAAACTTAAATCCAAACAAGTATACCCTTACAACTAAAAGTCAAATGGGTAAAATCAAAGGTGTAAAATATAGATTATGGCTTGGGAATGAAAAGACTAAACAACTAGATGGTTTAGAGAAACAATATTGGAGATTCTATAGACAGTGGTGGGGTAAAGATATAGCTGATTCAATGAGTGCATTATACTTAACTGAGATGAAGAAATATTTCAAATGATAAAACTTATAATACTATCAACAATGCTAAATACTTATGAAATACAAGCACTACCTCCTGAAGAAGTGAAGATAGAGGCTGGTCGTAAGCGTAGTAAAGGTCAGCGTGGAAGAAGAAAAGGTGGCTTTGGACTTAGATAATAAAGGTGCAAGAAGTTACAAGGGTCAGATTATTGGAGATAGTATGTCTATTACTATCAACTTTAAATGGCTTATACAAATAGTAGTTGCAACTGCTATGGTCGTCTATGCTTTTTGGAAGATAGAAAGTAGAATACAAGACTTAGAAAGAAATATGGATGTAGCCCTAGAGGAAATAGAACTACATGAAGCAGAAAGAAAAGCTGCAGAACAAGCTCATGTTGAAGAAATGGAAGAACGTATGGAATGGTATGAGAATGAGCTTAACTTAAACCCATTTAGTTGGGGTAAGAAGAAAAAGAAAAAATAATTAAAGAGCAAGTTCTTCCTGTTTAACAGTTTTAGCTTTCTTTAAAAATAATTCCTTTATAGGTATTAAAGCTAGTTTGGATACTCCTTTTTCATATCCTGCTTCTTTATCCCCACCATCAATTATCCTTAATCTCCCTTCTGACTTTAACATTTTTAATAAGCTTTTTAAGTGTTTTGTTTCAAATATAAACCCACCACCTCCATCATCAAGCATATGCAACCAATATTCTGCCTCTGTTATTGATAGTCCTGATTGTTTACCCCTACAATAAATTTCTATAGCTATATTTTCAGTATTTTTCCATTGAGTCTTTTTTCCTTGCCATCTTTCTGTTTTAACTTCAATCTTTCCCTTTCCTTCAAAAGCCTCTGCTAATTTCTTTTCAGTTATTTTTCCAAAATCTAGGTCTATATCAAACTTTTTATTTTTCCAGTCGTTATTTATAGGCATAAATATTCCCCTTTCATCTTGTATTTCACATTCTCCAAATATTTGGATAATCTTATTTAGTGTTATCTGTTTCTTTGGCATAAGTAGCTATTAAAATCGCATCAGATGTCTTTAAAGTCACTTTCTTAAGTTCTGGATATAAATGTTTAGCTTTATCTTTTAAGTAGCGTTTACGCCTTGTTTTGTCCAATTTAGGTGTTTCAAAATATTTCATCCATTTCTGTGGAGATACTTCAATTAAGTCCATTTCATATGCTCCTGCAATACCTTTCCAAGTTCCATAGTTTTCTGCAAACTTCCATATAGAACCCTTAGCATCCCCAGGTCTAGCCCATACCTTTTCTATAAATGGAACAACTCTCTTAGCTTCACTGGCACTTATAGCCATAGCAAATACAAGTGCCATATCTTGTATATTTCTTGGGCATGGATATGCTTTTATAAATTCATCTTCTATTACACATATACCACCAGACATACCTGGGTCTATACCAATATATACACTAGAATGGGAGTGTTTCTTCATCTTTTCTCGCTTTCATTTGTCTTTTCATATCTTCTTGTAATGCATCTACCGAATTATAAAACCTTGCTTTATCACCATCAAAGCCTAGGTCTACTTCTCCAGTCTCTCCGTAACGTACTTTACGTGCAACAATAGTTATAGAGTTTTTACCTTTATCAGCATTACCATTAATTTTATAATCATAGTATGTAAAAAATACATTCTCGGCAACTTGCTCTATTGCACCACTCTCTGCTAAATCTGATAATTGTGGCTTAGTTACTACACTTCTAGTCTCTAATGCTCTATTTAATTGAGAGGCTAATACTACTACAGCCTTATGCTCTTTTGCAAGCCACTTATAATCATTTACAAGAGCTTCTAATTGTAATCTTCTTTGGTCAATCGACTTTGGTGGGTTTATAAGTTGTATATAATCATCTAGTATTATATCAGGTTTAAATTTTTTAACCTCGGCTGAGGATTTTGCAAAGTCTCTTATATCATCAAACATTCTAAGTTTATCACTATTATATTTTTCAACTATATGTTGCTTAACTCTTTCAAGCTCTATAACTCCCGTTT